AGCTCGCCCTGTTTGGGCTTCTCTTGCCATCTCGCGCTGAATTTCACCCATTGCGATTTGCTGCATAATCTGAGACGCCGCTTGCCCGGAAATAGCGTCCCTAACCATTTGCCCGCGCTCTTCTGCTGCTGCTTGCTGCCGAAGCATCTGAGATAGAAATGCACTTTCACCCGCCATTAGAATGTCCTCGCTTGAGATGTCTTAAAGTTTGTGCCCTCTGGCCGTACGCCAACCTCAAAGGCTAGTCCATTCAAGTACGCGCACTCCGTAGAGCCCGTGAGAACAAGCTTGATTCTTAGCGCTCTGTTCTTTTGGCTAGGCATATGAGTGCGGTACAGGAAGATATCGCTGGGGGCGCCGCTTACATTTATCGTTGGGGATGCCGTGTCGCTTGCCTTGTAGTCTACGTAAATCTGCGCCTCTGCCTCATGCGCTCCCTTGTACTCTCCCAAGTACATGAATCGGTAGATTCTGTCTTTGCGAAGAATGCCTGTCGGGGAGATAAACCCCGTGTCGACCACCATGTCATAGTTGGCGCTGTTGTCTTGAAAGACTGTTGTGGACTGCGCCCACTGCTTGCCGTCTGCGGTAAGCCTCTGGAAGGTTGTCCCGTCATAGACTTCGCCCACCTGCCAAGCGCTTGACGTGTATGCGACCGTGTATCTGCTCCACTGGCCAAAGTAGTAGTTGTAGACAAGGTATTCGTCAGAGCCAGATGCCGTCCCTTTGTTGGACAGCATAATGCGAACTTCGTTTGTCTCATCGTGCCTTAGCATGTTGATGGCTAGCTTAGACGTTTTATCTTCTACTTGGGCGCCAAGGTACTTTACGCTCATGTCTCGACCAACAACGTAGATGCCTCGATCTGACTGAATGAACGCCCCAATAGGCGAGTCCGTATGGGCCGCGCCTGCCTTCGCCCCTTGGCCAGAAGCAAACAGCCTTGGTGGGCGGTAAGGCCCAAAGCCTAGTCGGTCAGGCCCTCTGCCTGAAACAAAGAACCCATTGTCTTCGGTGAAGATGACCAGGTGGTCCAGGTTACTTTCAATTGCTGTTAAGGCGGACGGGTCACCAGGGAAGTTAATTTGAAACTCGCTATAGGACGCCGGAAAGCGAACGGCAGAACCATCGGTCAACGGCACGGACATATACACGTTGTCGTCGATGCCTGCTGCAAATATCTTTCCTTGATGCTTAACAAGGTCAGTGCATGAGCCAAAGCAGCCAGACTCTACTTCGCCATCTGTTGTGTACATTGGCTCCGCATTGATGACGTTTGCATAATCGGGGGGCATGTCGATAAGGGCGATTTCGTCACCAGCTCCAACACCATTAAGTATCGGAATTGATCCTATCTCGTAGAACTGAGCACCATCATCGTCTGTTCGATAAATGATAATGTTTACGCCCTTCCCTGTCGGCGTGGCTGTCGACCCCCCAAGAGAGTAAGACTCGCTAATAGCACCTTTCCGCGTTAAGGCCTGGGGAAGAGGGCGGACGTAAACAGTTACCCTGTTTGTGTTGTAGACGGTATCTATATCTATCTCGGCGTTACCCCCTCCGCCGGTTAAAGTTACCCTGTTTGTTGCCGCGTACCCATGACCTCTTACATCCAGGCTACTGCTTGAAAGGCTTACAGCGGTTATTCCCCCACTTCCATCAACACTTGAGGCTGTAACGAGGAGCCCTTGCCCTGCTCCGCCAGATGCAGGATAAGCTACTCCTGCCGTATAGCCGCTTCCCCCGTCATGGACAGAAATGGTTTTAGGAATTCCGCTAGTAATTGTTGTTTCGTTAAACGGCGCAGGGGCAGACCGATAGACATTTCCGTTTGAGTCGCCCCACTCATAAATGGCTGAATACTTGAGCACCTTTCCGTCAGGAAAGCCGCGAACTGTCCCACCCGCAACGTAGGTTGATGCTGACGCGCCCGTTTGCACCAGTTGGGAAATGCTTGGCGATACGACAAAGTCGTTCTCGAAAATGCGATCTCCATCATAGGCGTGAGCGACTCCGCCAGTCAAAAGGAGTGACCCATCAGCATCCGCACTCGCAATTGTTCTGCTTGGCGCAAAGTCGCAAGTAACCATGCTTATTCCAAACACATTGTCCGGGTCATAGTTGTGGTGTGTCGATGCGGTGTCTCTGGATGTGTTTATGTATCCGGCAAATCGAGAAGCGCCGAATCGATATTTGCCCGCAGACGCATCCTTGGAAACTCGCTGAATGCCCGTCCATAATCTTCTGTTTGTTTGAGGGCTTGTTCCTTCAACAAAGGCATATTGGGCTGGGTCCAATGTTACGTACTCGGAGGTTATGCATGTTGCGCATTGTCCCATTTTGGTTGCGCCAATTAATTCTCCGTTGTGGTTTAGCACTGCAAGGGTGTTTGATAGCCCCCTTCTTAATCGAGAGCTGCCCGAAGTGTCTTCAGCTAAAAGGTTGTCATTTACCACGGACATGCCGAAATAGAGGCTTGATCCAACCCTAAATGCATCAGACGTTATGGTTGAGCAGTAGCTTAAAGTGTCTTTATGGACATTTATTGATGATGTGGAAATTGACGCCACAACCCTTGTATCAAGGGCTATCTTATATATCCTCGACCAGTGCTTCGGCGTCTTTGCCGTGCTTCCCGGTTCAGCTTTTTTTACGACTGTAACCGGGACATAAATATCGGTCGAGCCCGACGCGGCAGTACCCGCAGTTCCTGCAAGTAGGTACATGTCTGCATTTGCCGTAGGAAACGCATCTGTTGCAAAATCCAGGTAACTTATCTGGCTAGATAAATTATCACTCAGTAGGGTAATGTATATTTTGCTTGAACCGCCATGTGAAACCGTGCACCCAAAAACAATTGCCGCAGTGGTTGCGCTTGCGCTGTCATCTAAGGTTTTTACAAATATCTCACTAGGAAGAACAGTGTCTGTCCCTTTGACATAAGTAGAGAAAGAAGCCGTCGCTGAAACAGTGGCAACGGTTGTCCCCTTAAGCGTAGTGCCATCAACCTCAAGGTACTGAACCTTAAACGCCGACCCAGTGTAGTAAGCAAGCACTCCCCCATTGGCTAAAGACTGCGTCCCTGCCGCATCGACAGCAAAAATGGGGTATGTTGCATCTAGGGCAATGTCTACGCCCGACCCGCCACTGGTATCTTGAAGCGTTGCTTCCGCCGTCTCACCCTGCGCCACTGTTGTCGATGTTGAGCAATCAATGCTTCGGTACTTTATCTTGTTGTTTACCGTGTCCTGGTAAAGAAGAAATATACGGTTACTCACCGTAAGGCATTGCGGCCTTGGTACCTCATACAGGCAGTTGGCAGCGGAAGCCGCGACGGTAATGGCGTAAGATGCGAGCAACTTGTTCGATTGGATCAAGACGCCCGTTTCTATATCCTCGGCATCGTACCTTACCTGATACTGCGCCAGGGTTGGGTAGAACTGGTACTCCGCCCAGGTGTAAACCCTGATGCCGTTTGCCTCTGTTATCTGGGCATTTCCCTGCCGCCTATCAGCCACACGACGCTTAACTTCGTTTTGAACCGTCATGGGAACAAAAGTTCCCTTGTCCACCAACACGTTTGTGGTTGGCGGGGCGGTTATCTTTGAGTAGACCTTGCTGCCGTCAAAGATGAGTGTCTCATCTTTATACTGAACAATGGCCTCTCCCTTGGAGATAGACCCCGAGCCGCCAACCGAACCACCTGACCCGGCAGTTACGTATGCCTGTGTGCTGTTTGTCAGAACAAACCCGCCGCGCTTCCTGACCTGGCCAGTCTTTTCGAAGCGCACGTTGTCTGCGGCCTGCAATGAATCAATACCAAGGGATGGGGCCGATGGTTTTTCGTCCATGCCTTTAGCGAGCGGAAACGAGAGTGTTTTCTTCTCTAACGGCATCAAAACACCCACAGGCTAATGGTTGAGTCTGCCGCAGACTGAACCGGAAGGTACTTGTCCGGGCTGTTGTTCTCGCCCTCTTTGACAATAACGACATTCGCGGCTGTCGAAGAGACGACCACATAGCCTTTATACCTTCGGCCAAGGCCATGGTAGACCTGGTAAGTCTTGTTTGCCACTAGGTCAATGTTGGCAATAAGCCGCCCATCAATAATCCCGCCAAGCTGCACACCACGCGCAAAGTCCTCAATCTTGTCTTGGACTCGATTAAGCTCGTAGTTATCGCTTCTGTATTTCTCGTACTCAACCATCAGAAGCCCCGATAGTTGACGTAGTCTTCAAGATAGACGCCAGTGTTAACGTCGCTAATCTTGTAGGATTCCCCAGCATCTCTGTTGCCCGCTGCGGCCTCAAGCCGCTTCCGAAGCTGCTCTTTGTAGACCATGTGGGGCTGGACATCAGACTCTTCTTTGAGCAGGCATTTAATGGCCGCATCGACCACCACATACTCTTCGTAGCCATTGGCTACGGCAGGCGCCACGCTGACAATGGTGGCGCTCGTAGAGCCTGCATCAAACCTTTGAGCCTCCGGCACGTAGTAGAGCTTCGCCGTTCCCGATGTCGTCGGGTCGGGGATGAACTTAATCTTGTTCCCCTGGATGGTGTAGCGCGTATCTGCGATTCTTGCCGCCACCGCCCCAGGCGAGTTGTACATGTTGCGGTCCTGAAAGCTGTAGCGCTTCAGGCGATACGTCAGTCCGCCCGACACCAAATCAACCCCCAGGGCTTTGTAGAAGTCCGTGGGTAGTGTTCCTGGGTTGTCGGCGGGAAGCGTGTAATCGCCAGACTTGGGCGACTCTGAACTATCTTTGACGTAGTAGTCTTCGTATTTGGTCACGAGTAAATCGTGAATCTCCGCCATAGCGACGTTGATATAGTCAACAATCTCTGAGTCTGAGACGAAGGCGGACCCCACCATATCGGCCCGCTGTCTTACACGGGTGATGAGCTGGGCGAGGGTGGTAGTGTTATTCGGCATCCAGCCCTCCGATAAAGGACCGGGGGCTTTCGCCCCCGTCCAATTAATTCATACTAATGTCGTGAAGGTCCTGTAGCGCTTGCGCTACCATCTCTCCGTCGCCATCCGCGATGGCCTTGAGGAAAGCATCACCTGCTTCCTTTCGGGCCATCTTTGCGTAGCCTTCACCCTCGTCTTTGCCTTCGGATGACTCCTTGGCTTTATCGAGGATCATGACCGCCAGGTTTCCTGGGTCGGGCATTTTAGGCTCCTTAAGTTACGCTGCTGTTCTTAAGCACCAGCATAAAGGTCATTTGGTCAGTGTCGCTGGGGGCCAATGCCGAACCCGCGTCATTAATCAAGTGAATCTCCACTGTCTTGGCTGAAGCAACATCATGAGCCTCAACCTGTGCAAACAGAGTATCGCTACCCGCAATTTGCACATAAGTCGCCGAGCAATGAAGGAGGTCTGTGTACTTGTCAGTTAGAGTGACAATGTACTCTCCCGCGTTGCTGCCATCGCGGGCAACGGTAAACCCGCTACCTGCGTTGGTCGTTACGGTAGCGCCAGAACCGCTAAACGTAACACGGCCCGCAATAATTTTTAGCTCGCGCTCTAGCGCTTGCACATTCTTAAAATCACGATTCGCCATAACTCAATCTCCTTCCTGAGCCTGAATTATGCCAATGCTACGCGACAGTTGTATCCAGGCGCATTGCAGGCGACGTTGCCGTAGTAACCCAGGCGTACCTCGTAGGCATCATCTCCGCTTTCGCGAAGCATTCTGTTGCCGTCAAGGTCCAGAAACATCGGCGCCTCACCAAGAGTGTTCAGGCTCCAAGTGTCGAGCTGGAGCATCCAGGCGACATCGGGCTGACAGTTCTGGTCAGGAATAATCTTGATTGTTCCGCGTGGTCCACGAAGAGAGATGGCAGCAAAGCCAATATCTACGTCACGGGCCTTGGCCTCGTCGTAAACGACCTTAGAGCCGAGAGCCTTCTCAAGGTTTGAGAAAGTAGCAAAATCGACAAAGCAGACATCTGGACGACCGCCTTCGCGAGCAACTCTAGCCGCCCCAGAAATTAGCGCCTCTTCAATCGGAAGAGCAGATCCATCGAAACGGTTTCCGCCGAGGCGGGTCACATCTGCGGTTCGATTGACATTGAAAAACAAGTCTGAGCCCGGAGCCGATGCTGGGCACCACGCCTCAAGGCCGCGAATTTTCAAGCGGTCACTCGCCGAAACGTAGTCACCTTTTTGAAAAATATCGTCCGCCACATCCAGAGAGCTGTCAGCAGCAGCCGCCGTAAACGTTCCCGCGTCGCGGTCAATTGCCGTAATAGTCCGATGGCCTCCCGCCCGAAGGGCAGCGCCGGTGTTATCCGCAAAAACAACTTCCATCCCAACTTCAAAGTTGGTGATGTTTTCAGCGTTGGTCAAAGTATAAGTAGTGCCTGTACCTGGGTCAACTTTAAGGTTCCCGATAGAACCGGAGCCGTCACGGTACATTGAGACCGCAATAGAGCGAGTCAGTGAGTGAAGAGCACCGTCAATTTCCATTGTGGCGTAGCGCAAGAAGGCATCAGCGTCTCGCTCTGTTGCCTTGATGGACTCACCGGTAATTGAAGCGAAGGAATAGTCCTTTACCCGCGTCAAAACAAATTGCTTAAGCGCAGAGTTTGACTCGTTTGCCTGACCCGTTGCAAACGTCGCACTACGTCGTTGCGGGTTAGCGTAAAGCAGGGGAATTGGCATATTCTCGCCACCGAATTTGGTATATTTCGGCATCATAGCGAGAAGCGGATTGTCTTTGTAAACCATGTTCTGGACGCGAAGGGGCTTGTAGTGCTCCTTTAGCGCCTGGGTAACGGTTCCTACGTCGAGTGGACTAGCCATCTTTTAACTCCAGAATGTGTGCGGGATTACTCCCAGCGAATTAATTGAGCGACCCGCTCTAGAGACTTTTCTTTACTCTCTAGGACGCCGCTGGACGGTTCTGTTTTCTTAGCGGTGTTTTCATTGCTAAGTGTTTTTGGCCGTGATGATTTCGCTGGTTCGGCTTCTGAAGTCGCTTTTTGTTCAGGCTCTTTTTGGCTAGTGGCCCGCCACTTGTCTTGCAGCTTTTTGCTGCCTAGATATCGCTCGGCTTCGGATTCAAAATGGCCTTCGACCATTTTTGCAGCCTCGGAATACTCCATAATCTCTTTTGTGCGGATGTAGTGCTGCTGCATCACTTCCGCTACGAGACCATACGCATCGTTCGCCTGCACGAATTCGTAGTCACCACCATCGTCAACGAATTGCTTAACGTTGTCAATTAATTTGTTCCGAGCGGCCTGCGCCTGGGCCTGCTCGCGCTGCTTGTGCTCTTCGTTGTAAGCACCTTCGAGCTTATCGAGCCGAGCCCGCAAAGCCTCGTTCTCAAGCCTTAATTGCTGGTCTGCCGTGGGCTCGCCTTCATTAATGACTTGCTGCGTCAAGGCATCATAGTCGATGCCCAACTTTTTCATCGCCTCATAGGGATTCTTGCTCGCCAGCTCCTGAATTCCAGAATACTCGTTCTGGTATCCCTCCACTTCGCTGAACCGCGCCTCCATCTCTTTCATGCGAGACTCGCGCTGACGAAGCTCGCGCTCACGCCGCGCAATGGCGCTAAACTGCCGGGAGAAGTCGGGCTTCTCTTCGACCGCCGGTTGTTCCTCAGTAGCTTCCGCCACCGCCTCTTCAACGGCCTCTTCGACGACTTCAGCCGGTGGTGCTTCTTGCTGCTCTTCCATTCAAATCTCCTATGTCGGCATTGGAGCGGCTATCTGCTCCTGGGCCATTTCTTGTTCTGCCATAGCGCCGGGGCGAGCACCCTGCTGCGCCACATCCTGCTCCATGGGTTGTCCTGGCATCGGGGCCATTGCTTGCTGCTGCATGGAAGCGAGCATGGCCACCGCGTCTTGGAGAAACCGCCGCAAAAGGTCGAGGCGCTTCTCCGGCACATCGTCTATCTTGGCTTTCAGGTAAGCCGACTGAACCATCTGCACGCCCATCGCCAGGTTCATAAATGGCTCCGGCGGGTTGTATCGGCCTTTGCTAATAGCCTCATCAATGATTTTGTTGAACAATTCCTGAGATGCGGTTGCCAACTGGTTTACAGCCTCTAGATCGGGGTAATCCAGCAGTGCGCGAGACTCTTGCTGAGTCAGCATGCCTGCTTGAAGCATCTCAATAACCTTCTGGAGCTTCGCAGCCGGTGTGGTCGGAAGTAGCGACGTTGGGTACACCTTCATCACGTATTCCGTCTTCTCTAGGTCAATTTCTTTCCAGTTAATCTTCTCAATGCTCTCGTCACCATGACTAAGCACGTCATAGGCGTCTCCGCGCTCTGCAATGACCCGTGCAAGGTCAATCATGTGCTCCGCAACGTCCAAAAAGAGGTTTTCATACTCTTTAGCGACCATAATGAAGCGCTCAGTCTCAATATCTTGGAATTCACGAAGCGCAACGCCCGATTCGAGCCCCGCAGGCTTCTTAGATTGCGCTGCGAGCACGCTTACGCCCGCAATTTCGTATGCACGGCTAAATAGGCGGTCTAAATGACTGAATATCTCCCCAGAAACCGTTTTTGGGACGTAAAAAGTCGGTGGTGTGCCCGCATACTCGATTATTCCCCAAATCTCATTATTTATGTGTGCCTTGGAGATTTTAGAGCCCGCTTCGACAAAAACCTTCGGTGTGGCGAGGTGCATCTGCTCCTGGATGTTCCGCAGGAGCTTATTTATCTCTACCTGGATTCCAGTGAGCTGTTCAGCCAATCCCTGACCCCAAAACCCGAGCAACCGTTCGGTCCAACGAATAAAGCAGAAGGGAAAGGTGTCGCGCTCCCACTCTTCGTCCAAAAGGGTGTGGTTATCGATGACAATTACATGTCGTCCATCGTTCGAACCCTTCGATGATGGTAGGTGCCATGCCTCGATGCAAAGAACTTGTTCGCTAGCATAATAATGCTCAGTATCACGGTCTTCATGTGACGATGCCTCCTCAATGAACTTTTTGGCTTCGGGGAAAAGCGCCACTAAAACATCTTTTGGCACAAGCTTCTGCTGGAACATCTGGCGCGGCTCTGCATATCGGGCCTCTAGATCGTCAACAACAATCTCATCAGGAAAGACGCGCTCCACCTTAATCTGAGAGTCTTCCTCGTAGACCTTCATAACGCCTGTCCCGAAGACGCAGGCATCCAGGAAAACCTTAGGGGCAACCTTGTACACGTCGGCCTGGTAGAATTGGCCTTCGGTAAACTTAGTCAGGAGCTTGGCCTTTTGCTGCATGGCCCAACTACCGCCTGATGTAAGGTAGGTCGCCATGGGTTTGGCCTTAGCCACTCGCGCTGTCACCGTGTCGCACATCGACTGGATGATGTTGAGCGTTACCCGGTTCTTAGAGTTCTTTGGCGCCGACATAACACCGCGCAGGTCAGAAAAATGCGCGTTGCCATACAGGCGAGCATGGTTAAAGTTGTCTTTAGGCCGATGGGTCTGGTTCTCTGTTATCTGCTCAACAGTATCAAAGACCAGCTCATGCTTGTTAACGCCATCATTCCACCAGTAATTGTTCGGCTTCATTTACTCACTCCACTGAATAAAAAAGGTCCTCTTCATCATCTGAGATGCTCTCATCCACCAAAGCCTCCACAGGCACAGCCTGACTATAGCGTTGGCGCGGCTTTTCCCAGAGTTCCACTTCTATATCACCAACCCTTAAACGCTTGAGACCATGCTCTTGCGCCAGGGCTATTATCAATTCAACGTCCATTCTGATTCCCACCACGACTTCTCCGGCGCGTAGAGTTTGTCCTCTAATCGCTGCATAATTTTAAATTCTTCCTCACAGAAGCCTTCAGGAATATAATCTTCGTCTTCTTGGAATGTGTAGTGCCGACTCTCGCGCCATGCATACAAGCAGGCATCCGAGAGGTGGTTATCAAACCGGGGGTCTTCCTTGCGCCGGTCTTCGTCCCACTGTAAAACATCCCATTCGGCGAGTATGCTCTGGTCGAGCACCCTGACTTTGCCGGTTGCCAAATCATCGTTCAGTAGTTCGATGTAGCTGCCCTTGTTGCGCTTTTCTGCGGCCTTCAGGGGCAGCGAGTAACGCTTCCGAAACTCCTCAACAATCGACTTACCCAAACCACCGGTATCGGCCACCATTGTCGTAAAGTTATACGTGGCGTCCATCTCGCGTATCTTCGCCGCAATATCCACCGGCAGCATGTGGCTCTTCTTAAACGAGTCGACAATGTAGAAGTCAGGCAGATTCCTGCAGAACGCCCCTACCACCAGGGCAGTCGCATCTTCGTAACCAAGGTCAATCCCCAGGCAATACTCAAAGTCAAACTCATCGGTCGGCATAGACTCGACTAAGTTTTCTTCGCCATATTTATAAATCAGTGAGTCATCCGAGCGCACCCACTTACCCCGCCACTCGCGCAGATAAATTGGATTGTCATCCGCCCACTTCTTCTGCTTGCGCCTCTTGGCCAGCCATTCCTCGGCATGCGGAATGTGCGGGTTCTCCATGATGGTCCAACTATGGGTCGAGTATTCCGGCCTAATCCCGGTTGTGGCCTCATAGAAAATACCCGAGCAGTGGGCCGCTGGCGTTCCAATCATCGCGAGCGTTCCGTTGTGGTCAACGAGCGCCGGCTCCAAAACCTCTTCAATGAGCACCGACAAGTGCGGCCCGAATGACGCCGCTTCATCGATAATAACCAGCCGGTACGCCGACCCTCGGAGCTTGTCGACCTCGGCTTCGTCATCCGCCCCTGCCAGAATAATTTGAGAGCCATTCTTAAGCTCCGCCACCAGTTCAGCATTGTTGAACTTGATGTTCAGCATATACTTGCGGTCCGCCCTCTTCAGCTCCGTCCACATCAGTCGTTTTGCTGACCGTCTGGTCAATGCAATATAAGCGCAGATGATGTCGGGATGCCGACTGGCTTCCTCAAGCAAGTAGTAGCACGAAGCATAAGTCTTCCCACTTCGGCGGCTGCAGAGCGCCGTCTTGATTTGTGATTCGTCGTCGATGAAGCCGAGCTGGTAGTCAAACAAATCATTGCGCCACTTGAAAGTGCGATGCCCTAGCTCCCGCGTATCTTCGAGGCTAGTGGTGTCGCCAAACCGGCGAACATACTCCTGGAGTATGCTATCGGCATCATACTGCTTCACTGACCGCCTTCTTTGGTCGCCCGCGCTTAGGCTTAATCACCGCCCCATCAATCTTCATCCATGAGACTGACGACATTGGCACAGCAAACTGCCCGCCCTTCTCATGCGAAACCAGCAAAAACTGCCCCTCCACCTTAAGGCTAAAGCCCCTGGTGGCCGGGTGATTCACATCTATAAACGTCTGGTTCATAAGCGGCTTCACATCCGAGTTGAACCTAACTGCATACACCTTCATCGGCAAACCTCTCCAGCATGTCCAACCGCTGCAATTGCGGCGCATACTCAAATTCAATCTTCTTCAGTATATCTCTCGATGGTTTGTAGGCCCCCATGATTGGCCCACGGTTCCACCCGGTCGCCTTCATCAGTGTTATCGCCACGCCAAATCGCCGAAACGGCGCCTTAACGTACATGAACTGATACACAGGCAAACGATAACACACCCACCCACAGATATCATCATCCGCGCCCTCCGGAGTCGCCACCAAGATGTGGCACCCCTTCACGACCTCACGGATAATATCAACCTGCGCCCCATACACGAGACTCCTGGGAACATCTTTATTTCGCCCCGCATACGACTTCACCCAGGAGGAGTATACAAATGCCATGTCCCCTGGGCGACTCTCCCTAATCCGAATCATCCCCAACCCCCAACCGGCCGAAACAATTAATCTTCATTATCCCCGCCATCCCCCAACTGCTTCACCGCCAGCGCCTTCTCCGCCAACGCTTGCAGCGTCTCATCATCCATTTGGCTCAGTGCGTCATCCTTCTGCATGTCCTCGGCCAACTTCAGTGACCGCATCAGTTCCGAGACCACCTTCACATCGTTCGGCTCCAAGTCCCGCGCCGCTGATGTATGGATCGCCCCTTCGAGCGCCTGCTGAATCAGAGCCAGCAGATTGTGCCGCACCACCTCGATTGACGGCACCGCCACAATC